TTTCCATTCTCATTTAGAGGGGCAACAAAAACGACATGGATTTACACACATATGTGTATATACCCCATTTAACCCCTATTAACCCCTTAAACGTACTTAAATTTATATATTTTTACTATATATATATATAAATGTTGCGTTTTATATATATAAGTACTATAAACATAGATAAATACTAGGTTTGTTACCGCAACATTCTCCGCAACATTCCCGCAACATTGGGGCAACATTCTATTTTTTTGTCGCAACATTCTTTTTGAGAAAATCAACGATTGTTGCGGAATGTTGCGCCCGTTTTTACATCATTCCTGGGATGATTTCAAAGCCTCGCTGGTCACCATATGGACCATATTTTCTAACCTTGTCATACCGGATTAAGAATGGTATGTTATCTAAAATTTGATTAATTTCTCGGCTATCGGCTTTCTTCATCCAGGATAATTCCTTGTTAAAACATTCACACCAAATTTCAGCCGCGCATATACGATCCCTTAGCACTAATTCTTGGCCAGGCACCACATGCGTTGCAGACAACTGCATCCGTCTAGCGCTAATCGATAGCGCCTGCCAATTCTCAGGTACTTTCTGTTTCAAGAACTCAGCTACCACACCTGCTTTAGCATTTCCTTCCATATGGCTTTCACGTGCTAAATTTGCAAGGCGAAGCACTTCCTCATTATCTTCAATAATTAAGCTTTCACCTTGGCGGTATCTAGCTTTGGCTTCCGCCCACAGCTGATCCACTTCACCAGGGAGATTCTTAAATACGTTTTTCGTTGGTTTCTTTAAACCTAATTGAATTGGCCAAAATCTGCGGTTGCCGGTGATATCCTTTAAGAACTCATGTTGGTTAGTGGAACCAAAGAACACGCATTGGCGTGGATATTCTTCAGTACGACGACCATACGCCTTACGGAATACGTCGACCTGGCGTGATAAGAATTGTTTCGATGCATTATCTTCCGATTTAGTGTATCCGGTCATTTCACCGCCTTCAACTAGCCAACTATTTTGGATGCTTTCAGCTGCTTCCTTACCATCGAATGTGTTAAGTCCATCAGCGTACCAATCCTTGCCCATTAATCGAATAAGCGAAGATTTACCTATTCCTTGGGCACCGACTAATACCGGCATAGTGTCATACTTGCATCCAGGCTCGTAGGCACGTGCTACCGCAGCTACGAAGGCCTTACGACCTACCGCACGGGTATACACGTTATCCTCAGCCCCTAGGTAATCGATGAAGATTGTATCTAGTCGTTCCACACCATCCCAGGTGAGGCTATCTAAATAATCTGTTACTGGGTTGAATGCGTTTTGTTTCGCAATCAGTAGAACACTATCAAGGACTTTGTCCTTACCCGTAATATCGAAGCGGTTTTCAAGGTACCATTGGATACCACTATCATCGGTGTCAGTCCAAATACGTTTACCATGTTCCGATAACGCCCAAGGTAGGGCACCCATAGCCATATACCGACTACCGAACTTATCGTATGCGATACGTCCCTTGATGGCCGGGTCATGCGTTAATAGTTTAAGAATATTATCACGTGTCTTTTTAAGACCTTGATTCTCGTTATAATTGAGGCCGGCGGACTTCATCCATTCAGTCTCGAGCATAGCGTTGGCGTCAAGGTCAGTTACATCGGTAGTATTAGAATTACTTATCGATTCTTGGAACACGTTCGTAGCTGACTCACGTGCACGTTCTTGCTGGATACTGATGGCCACCTCTGAGTCCTCAAAGGCTAGCTTGCTCATCGCAAGGAACGATGGCATCTTATGCGGTGGCGTGCCGTCCTTGGCTGTCTCGTCGAGGTCATGGAACTTATGAAGTCGAACCAGGTCAAAGGCGTTCACAAGTTGGCCACCGCACGGATCCGTATTGTGATGAGAGTATAAGAACTTATCATCGTCATATATAACCGCACCACCGATGGTCGAGCCTTCGACGTAGGTTAGTCGGTCATTAGAGCCGTCAACGTATGTATATGCGTTAGGTAAGAATGTATCGATTGCCTCACGGATGCCATACTGCCGACAAAAGGCGCCCACGATACCATGCTTGGATAACGGGTCCTGTTGCTTCGTAAGAAGCTGTTTTACTCTAACTGAAGTCTCAGAACCTGGTACCTGTGGCCATGACGCCACATCCCGCCAATCGGTGTACTCCGCTAGGATGCCGTCTGCAGATAAGAACGGCTTATCCGCATATCGGAACACATACTGTGCATCGCTAGAACATCCCGGCCAGTACATGAGCCTCGATGCTTCGAACGTCGTCGAGTCCATCATGCCGATGCCGATTAAGCTGGCCACTTTACGCGCGATAGGCTCGTACTCATCCGGTGTCATGGTGCGGTCAGTTGGAATGACTACACGTAACCGTGGACGGTGTGGCGTATGTGAACGAGTACTGTACACGGCATACGCCATGCCTAAAGTGTCTACTGTACGCACTACATTATCCGTTTGGCCAGGCTCAATGGCGTCAAGGTCAAGTGTGATAAGGTCACGACCTGTAACATTAATCGCCTTACGTTGGAGACCGATTAAGCTACCACCGACGAACCCGCCGATGTCCTTCAGTTTAGCCTGTGCCGACTTTGGCAGTTGATGATACTGTTCAACTGTTTCCGTAGTGCGTTGTGGCGTACGAAGTCGTTCGATGAACTCGGACCACATGAGCTCCGTTTGAATCCATTGTTTAGACGTGCGACTTTGGCCTACGCTAATTATTAGTTTTTTATCATTAATCATATGGCCAACGCCCTTTCTAATCCTTCATATAATAATCACTGGTGAATCCGGCCGCTGAGAGGTGTAACCCTTCAGCCCATGGAATTGGAGCCCCAAATAATGCGTTAACCTTATCAAGGGTTTTCTCCTTACCCTCGGAAGGGATTTCCATAACCGCCTCATCGTGGATGTGCATAGTAATCGGATACCCTGCCATCGTCAATCGTCGGAGCGTAACTGCAAGACAATCTCGAGCTACGGCTTGCGTAATGTTTTCGACAAGTTTTCCACCGTATGTACTATCATCCACCCAGGCGTTGTTGAATTGCGCCTTGAAATGAACAGCATCCTTACCGAATTGGTTTTCTTTGATATACGCCCCTGGGTAGAATAGCTTCCGCCCACTTGGTAACTCAATCGTCATGTATCGATAGCCGTATATCGGATCAATTTCTAATCGAAATATAATGCCATGGTCAAGGCCCATAGGGTTGCCGGTTGTTACTGTATACACGGCTGCATTTTCTACCTGGTACCATAAGTCCCGAATACGTGGTGAAGCCTCACGCCATAACCTTACAATGTCCGGAAGTTCTTCTTCCGCAAGCCCCATATCAAGGGCGCCCATAGCCTTTAATGCGTTCACGCCTCCTTGATATCCAAGGGCTAGTTCTGCGACCTTCCCCTTTTGTCGTAGGTGTCCGTTTTCGCCATGTTTCACGACTGGAACGCCAAACATCGAGGATGCCGAGGCGCAGTAGATATCCCCATCATGGGCGAATACCTGTTGACGCCACTGCTCACCACTTAGCCATGCGATAACCCGTGCTTCAATAGCGGAGAAGTCCGCCACACATAAGGTCTTACCCTCTGGGGCGATAATAGCCGTACGGATTAATTGTGAGAGCGTATCAGCTACATCACCATATAAGAGTTCGAGCCCTACACGATTACGATGTGTCACGAGGGAACGTGCGACATCAAGCGTTTCGATGTAGTTTCTAGGTAGGTTTTGGACCTGTATCAGTCGTCCTGCCCATCGCCCCGTACGGTTGGCTCCGTAGAACTGTAACACGCCTCTGAGGCGATAATCTGAGCCCCAGGACTCTTCCATCTTGACGTACTTTGATACAGAGGACTTGGCCAATTTCTTACGTAAGGCAAGTACACGTTTGGCCACCTGGTTAATATCACTCTTAAGCGCACTATCAACGGTATCTTTTGTTAGATTTGGAAGGTTAGCCCCTGTGTTGGTGTTGATCCAATTGAGTAGGGCTTGCGTAGAGTTCGGATTGGCAAGCCGTGTGATTTCTTGGGCTTCCATTGTAAGGATGTTCGTGTTTTCCTCATCAATACAAAGCGCTCCGAGGACGAGGTCATGGTCGATAAGTACACCACGATTATTGATTTCAATATCGATGTACCAATCGTTCCAGGTTTCATCAGGAACCGGGAACGATGCGAGCCGTTTATAACATTCCATTTCAGTGACTACGTCTTGACGATTGTATTCGATGTAGGTTCGCCATTTCTCCGGCTCATGATGTGGCAGGTTACGAGTACGTCCGCCGTTCGACTTGGTCGGATTACATGGAATACTAAAATATCGGATTAAAGCCTTGCCGGCTTTATCCTTTAATTTATTTTGAGGTAGGCCTAGGGCAACGCCTAACTTAGCAAGACCCATAGGATACCCTAAATACGCACCGTGAATCATCGTGCAGTGCCATTGACGTAATGGAGTCGTATATCCGGCTTTGTTCAAGCATGTGATTTCAAACTGCGCGTTGTAAGCATGTTTAATCACGTCCGGATTTTGCAAATCTTGAATCACCGCATCAGGTATTGTTTCGCCCTGTGCTAGATCCACAACTTCAACCTGGCCAAAGTCATACGCGTATGCGAATAGGAGGATTGAAAAATCCTCCGCTTCGACATATTTGTACACCCCTGCGCCGATGTCATTGGATGAGAATGTTTCGATATCAATGTTTAAGTGGCGCATAATGGCCCCCTATTACATTGGAAGGCCAGTTACAGGGTTAATAGCTTGCACCGCTTCAGCGCCACCAAATACATTTGCTGCGCTACCTTGCGGAGCACCGAATACGGATGCAGCGGATGCAGGTTGGCCACCGCCAAGAGGTTCGCCATCACGTACTTTTTGTACAGGGCCTAAGCCAGCAGAAATACCGGAGGATTGATTATTGTAGAAATAGAAGTTAACCAATACGTTGGCATACATGCCAGAATATACTTGGCCAGGTTCAGTAAGTGGTTGACCTTGAAGGTCGACTACTTCCGGCTTGAATTTCATGGATTGAGACGCGTTGAATACATAGTGGCCTTTACATTCAGGGCCGTATTCTTTGCCACCTGGTGTATAGCCATCACCATCATGAATTGGTGTTTTAGGTTGAGCCGGTACTTTGGCGCCATGTTTCACACGAGCGTCGGCAATAGCTGCTTCAATAGCGTTATTGATAGCTTGTACTTGTGCCGTATCAGATTTAGGTACAAGGATCATAGCGCTGTACTTCGCTTCGCTGAAATTATTAGGGTTTGTATATGGTTCAAGTAAATGAACAAAGGATAAACGTACGTTTTGTAAAAGAACTTCTGTTGGTTTGCATTGGAATGCCATAATTAGTTACCTCCATTATTGGTGTTAAATACTTGCGCCGCACTAGGTTGGTTAGTGATACGTGGGCGCTTATCCGTATCAGCTACAAGAGTAGGTTTGCCAGTGTTCTTAACGACCTGGTCGCCTACGAGTTCATTAAATTCTTTCTTACCGATAGCTTTTTCAATTTGCGCTAAGGTAAGAACCTTACGTTCATAGAGGATAGATTCATCTACCCCTCTGTCAATAAGGGTCTGGATAGCGGTATCGCCATCTTGGAAGGCTCTGGAGCCTCTGCCCTCTACGGCTTTCCAACCTGGTACCTCCGCACCGGCTAAGGACTCAGATAAAGCGTATTCCTTAATATCTTTGTACCAGGATTCAATATCCTGGCCATGTTCTAGGTATGTACCTAGTTCTTCAAGGCTAATCAGACGAGGGTCTTGGTTCGTGAATACGTGCATCGCATCAAAATGTTCACATCGTGTTCTGCATTGAGCCTTTGCTCTACAGAACCCACACCAGGCGCCAGCCTCAAATGTGTGGCCTTCCATTTCGTAGGCCTCCTTAGCCTTTGGCGCGACTATCTCATCACCCCATTTACGGAGGTCATCGGAAGACATTTCAAACTCTGAAATGTTGTTAACCCGAGGCTGTACAATGGTCATCTTGATAGTATTAAACTTATACAAGAGACTGTAATCGTGCATCGCACCGAGGGCGTATAGCATCATTTGCGGGTTATGATCCGCATCAACTACAACACCTTTGCCATGTTTATAGTCAATAATGTGGAGCGTATCACCGGCCAAGATAATGCAGTCAGCGGTACCAAAGCCTTCAGGTACGTATTGGCTAAAATCAACACGCTTTTCGATGACTACCACAGGGGCGACCTTGTAACTTAACATGGTGGACTTGATATACTCAAGGTACACGTCTGTAGTTTCGTCCATTTCAGGTGCCCATAACTCATTCTTTTTGATTTTGTTATACGCCCTGGTGTAAGTACCTTTCGCCATTGCCGTAGTGTATTTTTTCAATTTCAATTCACATAGTTCATGTGCGAGGGTGCCTTCCTTTGCATATTCTGATGTAGTATCAGGGAAGGTCGCCTCTAATCGAGGCGCCCCTGTGCAGTGTAACCACCTGTGCGCACTTGATGCGCTTAGTAGCGCATGGCTAGCCATTAGATTCGAGCCCCCATGTTGCGAAGGTCAACTACGAGATTAGGGAATTGATCCTTTGGAAGTTCAGGAAGGCTTGCCACTTTGTATTTTTGCATTAGGCCAACGATTTCATTCGTACGGCCTGCATCCATTAATGGTTGCAACGCCACTTGAATTTCTTCTAATGTGTATTCCTTAACCGGTGCTACAGGTACAGCCGGTGTAGGCGGTGTAGGTGGTGCAGGTGGTGCAGGTTGAGGTTCTGGAGTGGTTGGTACCGACACAGATGTCGGTACCACAGGTGCTGCTGGAGTAGGTTGAGCGACTGGAGCCACCGGCGGAGCTTGGACTGTGGCGGGTACCACAGGAGCTGTGGGCGGTTCTTTCGTCGTAGGTATATTACTGTAGCTGAGGAACAATTTAAGTTCTTCACAAAGGGATATATAGTTTTTTGCTTCAAAAGTGATTCTGATCATGAGGAAATCCTTTCTAGTTAATATCTAAATAATGCCGTGAAAGTGTAGCAGTAGGAGAACACAAATACCTAAGATGATGAATACGACTTGGCAAGCTCTAGTCACCCAGGTATCAATCTTAGTAAGTCGATTAGTAATAATCTTTTCACGTTTAGCTTGTTCTCTTAGGGAGCTTCTAACATCCCGCGGACTAGGCGGAGGCGTAATAGGTTCCTTAGGCGAAATCAACTGCTCTATTGCAGTATCTTTCACTATCCGTTTTCTTCTATTCTTTCGGGCCATTTGCATCACCCCTAAGATAATTGTTCTTTGGGTTTTGTAAATCCCGGTTTATCAATAAATTCCATAACCGTACAGGTTACTGCCTTTGCAAACGCGTGCGGGTCTCGGCTATAGTCGTGAGCGATAGCTACTACTGCACTCGCTAACATTGCGCCAAGTACCTTCTGGTCTGTTAATGTTGTTCTACATGCACAACGGCAGGAGCTGTAGTCTTCGCTCAAATCCATAGTGATTGATAGTGTGTGAGTTTTAGGTTTATTCATAGTGACCTCCTAAATGCGACGTTGCGCAGCAACTTCTTGCGTTAACTCATCAACCAATCGTTCTAACTTAGAGATACGACTTTGGGCATCTTTGGCTTCAGCGATGTAGTCAGAGCCCTTACCGGTCTTGAACGCAAGATTGATTGTGTATTGATTTTCAGCTCCTAAAGTAGCACCTACGCCAATCATCAATCGCTCATTTGGACGGATAAACGCTCCAATGGCTACTGCATTGCTATTACGGTAATGCCCATAGCTAACTGCGTAGCTTACCTTGTCGTTTCTGTTGAAATCCAAAGGATGGAGCCCTGCCAATGCTGCAGAACTTGCACCTAATCGGTTAACACGTTGTTCAGTTGCGTTAATACGATTGTTGATTTCACCGGCCATGTTGTATTGGCGGTTTTCCAAATTAGTGATGCGCGTTTCATGGTTAGCTGATGCGCCTTGAAGTGCGCTGATATCAGATGTATTAGTGCGCACCTGCGCGCCTAATGTGTTGATTTCATCGTACGCAGCGTACAGTTGGGAGCCGTTGACAGCATCTAAGCTGTCAGCTTCCACTCTACCTGCACTCACGTTTTGGAGTTGACGGTTGTACTGAGCCACACCACCCGCACCTGTGCGAGCTTTAGCGCCAAAGGATACGACCGCGCCAGGTTGCTCGCCCGCGAAGATGTGGCGTGTGCCGTTAAGGTCTACACCATCCACCCCTACCGCATCATCGGTTACCGCATTGGTACCGATGGCAACGGAATTTGCACGATCGGATATTGTGTTGTTGCCAAAGGCTAAGGCGTCAGTTGCTAAGGATTTAGCATGTGTGCCGAACACGAGAGCGCCTTGGCCACTAGATTCGGAATTTGAACCGAATACGAGTTGTTCTTTGTCAGCCCCTATTTTGTTGTTGTACCCTACTACGGCGGACTGACCGCCGGCTACTGTGCCATTATTAGCACCAACTGCGACGGAGTTTTCACCAGTAACATTATTGGTTCTACCTAGTACCACACTGGATTCACCAGATACGAACGCACCATTACCAATGGCAACGCTATCATAAGATGCAGTTCTAGCCTGGTTACCTATCGCGATGGTGTACTCCACCAAGCTCTCAGCATGACTGCCGAATGCGAAGGAGTTACGGCCGGATGCTTTTGCATCGTTGCCACCGGCAAAGCCATTTTCACCGGATACTGTGTTACTTGTACCAAAGGCAATGCCGTTTGGAGCGGATACTGTATTTTGAGTGCCCGCAACGAAGGCGGATGTAGCGTTTGTAGTTGTTGTATTATTCGTACCAATCACTAGGCTTGCGTCGCCATTAGCGGTGCCATTAGGGCCTAAGTTACTACCTTGTGCGAATACGTTAACCGCTATTGCGGAGATTGCGAGCGTGGATGCAATTACTTTCTTGTTCATAGTTGAATTACCTCGTATAATATAAGTGTCAAAATTATTTTGATGTGGCCGTGTCAGTATTCCCAGTACTGATGCGGTCATTTTTTATTCCCAAATTCTCGCATTCATCAGGAATGCAATAATCTCGCTTCGGGCAGGTACTACAATTTCGCAATTTACTCACCACCTTTCTGCTAATTCGCAAAATATAATTACTTTTGGGCTCCGTACCAATTGTGGCCATCATTG